TCGCGAGCTGCTGCGTCCGCCCAGCCCCCATGTTCGGCGCCAGGAAGTTCGCGAAGCTCGCGCTGCGCGCGATGTCCTGCTCGTTGCCCAGTGCGCTCGTCGCTGAGCGATTCGCGCCGGTCGCCCCGGCACCAAAGATCGCGTCGTACAGCGCCTGATTCGCAGCACCTTGCGTCTGTCCCGTGACAGCCGACAACGCCGCCGATCGCGACGCCCCCGACAGCGGGCCGCCCATGTTGAAAATGCGCTGCGTGTCCGCGAGGTCGCCCATCGTGTCGACGGCATTCGGGTCGCCACGTCCCAGAAGATCCATGAGCTTCTGGTCCATGGCGTTGCGCAGCGGCTGCCCCGATGCTGCCTTGTCGAAAATGTAGTCTCGCGCGCCCTGCTCGACCTCGTTGTACCGCTCCGGGAGCGGCATGTCCGGGCCTTTGTAGCCCTTCATGCCCCCAGAGAAGTCGAGCTGATCGTTCTTCCAGTAGTTGTTCGGGTCGTCCCCGGGGGGCTTGAAGAACAACTTCGCCAGTTCGTGCAGGCCGGCGTAGCCTACGGATCGTGCCCATTCGGGCACATCCTGCATCTGCGTGATGTTTTCGTTTCCCACTACCGGCCCCTCATTACGCCAGACGCTTCGCGAAGCAGTAGCTCGTCAGCATGTAGCCGAGCTGCGGCGCCGTCCTGAGCCATCCCTTGCGCGCCGAGTACCAGCGCAGGCAACGCGCCCCACGCGCGCGTGCGAAGTCCTCGATGCCGTCCTGCGTGAACTCGCGCACCTGACGCGCGACCTCCTTGTTGCTCGGCTCGGCCCACGCCATCCACACGAGGTAGTCGTGCTGGTCGGCGAACTGGTCGCCGTCGCGCGACACGATCGCGGCACCCACCGGCTGTTTCCCGTGAAACGTCAGGATCAGGTGCCCGCGGCCTTCCACCAGCACACGCATGACGTGCTCCGGCGTCCACGACACCGAGTGCCGTACCGTACCGTCCGACCGCCGCACCTTGATGTCGGTCACCATGCGGTCGACCACGTCGCGCCAGTGCGGCGCCTGGTCAGGCGGCACGACGCGCAGCATGAGCTCGACCTTGGCCGGCGGCTCCGGGTGCTTCTCGACCACGCGCAGGGTGGGCTTCTTCTTCGCGGCGCTACGCATAACTGGGATACCAAAGGTTTGAATCGAACACGACGATCAGCGCCTTGAAGTCGACGCTGGTCACCGCCAATGCGATGTTGCCGCCCGTCGCGAGCGTCCATGACGAGCCGGACGTGGGGATCAGAATCACCGGCCCGGTAAACGACGACACCAGCCGCGGGTCGTAGTTCTCGTCGAGGCCGCGCTGCGCGTTCGGCGGGTCGATGGACGAGATCGCCGCGGAGCCTGACACGCGATGCACGGCGTGTGTCGGCCGGATGCTCGCCGCCGCCACGATGTCCTCGCCGATGCCCTGCACCTGGCTATTCACCTGCTCGAGGATGTCGCGGAACTGCTCGTCGAGGTGCCGGTGTATCAGCTTCCGCCACGCCTCGAACTTGCTCTCGAACACATGGATCCACTGCTCGGCCGTCGCCGTATTCGGCGGCACGGGTGTCCAGTCAGGCAAGCGGCGACGTGGGATACGGCGGATCATCAGCGAGTACCCATCGGCACGTAGTCGATGTCGAGTTCCCCGATCTCGGCATCGCCCACCGGCATAACGTACTTCCAGCGGTGGAAGCGCGCGTTGGCGCGGAAGTTCACCCAGCCGGGATCGCGGTCGAGAAAGATCGCGTCCTGCTCGCTGCCCAGTGACGCGCCGAGGTTGACGCGCGTCGTGTTGATCATCTTCGCACCGATGTTCGCCGGGTAGATCGAGAACCGCGGGCGCTGACGCCGATGGAAATAGTACGCCTGCCCATCACCGTGGTCACCGAGCGTGAAGTACCCGCCGGCCGCCGGCTCTCCGGTCAGCGTATAGAAGGCGTGGTCCGACGACTTGATGATCGCCTGCGCCACATCGCTCGAGCCGGAGAAGAGGTAGGAGTCATACGCGACTTGGTCGGGATCCTCCCACGTATCGTACAGCGACCCAAAGTCGCCGTAAGTGAATCCAAGCGCCCCCGGCATCTCCGGCAGCACCACCGCTTCCACGTCGAGCTTGCCCTGCACCCAGCGACCCGTCTGGCGATGCCACGCGATGTAGCTGTCGCACGCCTGCGGGGTGGACGATGCCGCTTCGATCGAAGGGTAGTGCCAGTACACCACCTCCGTCGATCCCTTGTAGCGACCCCACACGGCGTACTGGACGTTGCGATCGAGATCGCCGCGGCCGGTGCCATTGTCGTGGAACATGAAGCGTCGCAGCTCGTTCGGAATGCTCCGCGGCGCACCGGATGCGTCCACGATGTAGAAGTCGTCGTAGCCCATAACGGCATGGGCATCCCCGAGGTCGACAATCGCCTCGTGCGACAACGCGCCAGCATCGCTCGACACGAGGCGCGGATTCCATATCGTGGGCGGTCCGGCGTACTCGAATGTGTAGATCGCACTCTCTTTGTAGACGATGAGCGACGGCCCAAGGGCCTTCGCCCCGGTGATCTCGCCTGGCGTCTCGTTCAAGTAGCCGTTAGCCGACTGCGTGTCGGTGCCAGGCGTCCACTCCGTGTCGTCGCCGATCGCGGAGCACCACCACATCGTCGGCGTGAGCGCCGTGCTGGTCGTGCCCGTGGGTGGCGCCAAGTTCAGCAGGAAAACGAACGCACCGCTGCCGCCAGGGTTCACCACGGCGACGACCTTCGCCTTCGGTGGGATGCCGGCGAGAGATGCGAACTCGGTGCCAGCGTCGGTAACGACAATCGGGTCGTACTCGCCGTTCACCGCGATGCAGTCGTTTCCGAATATCGCGAAGCGCCAGCGGTTGATCGCCGGGGTGTCGAAGTCGACGCCGGATGGGTTGTAGTTGACCCACGAGCCGTTCTCCCCGCGATAGATGCGCGTCTTCGTCGCGACGAACAGCTTGGTCGCACCATCGAGGAAGCGAGCCACGTAGGCGCCGTAGCAAGCCCCGGTGTCAGCCGGGCTGACTCGCGTTGGCAATGCCTCGTAGGTCATCGAGGGCGACGGCTCGCGACGAAAGCCGCGCAAGGTCGGGTAGAACCCATCGCAGGCGATGAAGTGCGCTTCGTTCGCACCCGGCTTGATGTCGAGCTGGCGGTCAGGAGCGAAGCCGGCGAGGACGAGCGTCTCAATCATCGCTCACCCGTAGGCTCGGATGCCGGCCGAGTAGGCGCGCAGTTCGAGTTGCAGGACGATCTCCGACCACTCCTCCTTCGACTTCGCGTACTCGCGCTCGGCGAGATCCGGGTCGTGCAGCGTGTCGTCGTATAGCAGCGCCACGGCACGGCAGCGCACTGCACGCTCTGCGGTGGTCGTCCAGAAGTTCGTATCATCGTCATCGACCGGCGCCGCGACGGCCTTGATGTAGCGCCCGCCGAACTCGACGACTGAGTCGTCTGGCCGCGGGTAGACGATCATCGTCGTCTCGTTGACCAGCGCGTAGTCGGTCGGCACGCCGACGATCACGTCGTCGGCGTCCGAGTCCTCCTCGTCGATCCACTGCATCGTGCGCGGGCAGAGCGGCGTCACGACGCCGTCCGCCTCGACGGTGATCTGGATCGCCGCGATGAAGTCGGAAGGTAGCGTGTACTCCTTCTGCTCCTCGACGGCGGCGATGGCGGCGAGCGTGCCCTGCGACTGGACGATCGGGCGGTTGCGGTAGAACTTGATCGCCGACTGGATGGCTTCGGCAATCTCGGTGGCGAGGTCATCGCGCTTCAGGTCGTTCGCGATTCGCTGCTGCATCTGGATGTACGTGCTCACGATGCGACCTCGCCGGGGTGGTCAGAGAGGGGAATCCCCGCCGCGCATCGCCAGCCGTGCGCGGCGGGGGGAGGAATCACTTGCCCTTCAGGTTCGGCCCGTAGGGGTTCGGCTCGGTGTTCCCGACCCGCTCCGCACCCGGCTCGCCGTTCGTCTCGGCCACCTTGGCGGTCGAGTTGGAGGTCTTGAACGGGTCGGCAGGGGCCGACTTGCTCTCGAAGTTCGCCATGTTTTTCTCCTTCCTCGCTGCGTCAGTCTTCGACGACGTAGCGGATGTTGTACTGCACGGCGTTTGCCGCGACTGCGTTTAGAATCTCCACAAGTTGCCCAGCCGCACATCGGAACAGGAACCCACCGGACTCTGCCGAATCGCGGATGAACGCCCCAACGGCCGTCGCCGGCACATTGGCTTGCCACATCGACGTACCACCGGCGCCGCACCTGAACGTGACGAGCCCCGCTGCGGCGCCGGTATTGGTCAGCGTCACGCCAATGACACTGAGGCGCTTACCCGTCACCGCGGCGATTGCTGACGCCGTTGTCCCTGACCCATCGACGGCCCCGGTCACCGTCTTCACGATCGGGACCGAGCCTCGCCCGGTTGCGAGGTGGTTCGCCGCTGCACCCTGATTCTGCGCGCCCGACGAGGAGGCGAGCGCGAGAACCAGGAACGCAGCGAGTGCCGCGAGCCGACGCATCACTGCCCCGGATCCCGGTACTTCGGATAGGTGGTGTACTGGTACCAGCCGCGGATGGTGCCGGCCGCGAACGTCGCCGCCGTGGCCTGGAACGTGAGCCGCAGGTCACTGGTCGCCGTGTACCGCCGCGGCACCGTGCCGGCGATCGTGCCCAGCGTCTGCGTTGCGGTGATCGCCATCGTCGAGATGATCGACCGCGCCGCATTCACCGCGGTGGCGGTGGCGAGGAAGCGCGCCTCGTCCTGCGCATCGCCCACCGACACCGAAAGCGTCGGCGAGCCGTTGGTATCGAGGTCAGGGATGTCGATGAAGAACGCCAGCAGCGTGCAGTCCTTCGGGATCTTGCCGAGGATGAGGATGTCGTCGGCTGCGGGGTTCGCGGCGACCGCGTAGGAGAACGGGTAGCCGAGGATCGCGTGCTGCGGTCGCGTCGCCGGCTGGAAGCTCGACGAAGCGACGTTGGAACGAAGAGTTGCCATGTGCGTTCACTCCAAGGGTGGGGGGAGCGCACTCCCCCCACCGTGGCTGAGATCAGGGAACCGCGACCGGAACCTCGGCCATCGCCGCCGCCTCGTTGCAGACGTACTGCGCGAAGCCGCGGATGGGCTTGGTCGTGATCAGGGTGGTGATCGCCGCCGTGATCACGGTCAGCCGTAGATCATCTTCGGCCGTCACGTCGCCGATGTCGGTGTCGAGGGCGCGGAACGGGAGCTTCTCCAGCAGGACCGTATCCGTCGCCTCATACGAACTGATGCGAACCGTTGTCGCCCCGGTCGGATTGTGGGACGCGATGAACTGCGCATCGGAACTCTTTGTTCCGAGCTTCAGGCGCACCGCTGTCGCACCCGAATCGAGATCGGGGATCTCCAGCCAGAACCCGAGCAGCGTCGAGTACGCCGGCAGCTTGCACAAGATGAGGATGTCCCCCAGTCCGCCGAACGGCGCCGCCGGGGTGTAGCTGAACGGCACGGAGATCGTGCCGGTGCCGCTGCGGGCCGGGACGTAGGCTCCGGTGGAGTCCGCGTAGAAAGTCGCCATTGCTTGTCTCCTTCTCCTTCAGCCCGCGACTCAGACGCCCGGCGAGTAGGTCTGGACGACGATGGTGCCGAAGTCGACCCCGTCGAAGCGCAGCTTCTTCACGCCGAAGATCATGCCCGCGAAAATGTTGAGCTGGTTCTCGCCGTCGTCCAGCACCTCGACCCAGCGCATGCGCTCCGGGTAGTTCTCGACGCGACCGATGCCGAAGCCCGCCGCCTGCGCGCCGCAGAAGATCGCACGCGCAACGGAAGTCGCACCGGCTGCCGGCGCACCGAGGTCGGTGTGGTACTCGGCGTTGCTCTGGTCCGAGTCGCCGAAGGGAGCGCGCGCGTCCTCGAACAGGAGCACGTTGTTCCACATGCCAAGCGCGCCGGTGAACAGCGGGTTCTTGGTGACCATGCCACCTTTGAGCGCCGCCTGCTGGATCATCGCCCACTGGCCCTCGGCCATATTGGTGCGAAGCTGATACGCCTGGTTCGGGTGCAGGATCATCACGTACACCCGCATGCCGCCGACCATGACGGGGCGGATCGCGGGCGACGCCGTACGCGCCTTCAGCACGCAGCGGTCGATGAGGTCGAGCGTGAAG